CTACAAGTACCTCCTGTCGGGCTCGGCTGTGTCCGCGGCCGCGACGGTGGTGCCCGGCACGCTGGCCCTGGTCGACGTCGTCGGCTTCGTGCGCGTCACGTCCGTGACCACCACGACCGCGCAGTCGGTCACCAACACACTCGGCCAGTCCGACACCTTTACGGCCGATGCAAGCACGGACGTGATCACCTTCACGAGCACCGCGAGCAACCCGTCGAACCTGCTCACGGGCACGCGCATGCGGCTGACAACCACCACCACGCTGCCAGCCGGCCTGGCCACCGCGACGGACTACTACTACATCAGGGTCAGCGACAGCACCGGCAAGCTGGCCACCAGCTACGCCAACGCCATCGCCGGGACTGCCATCAACATCACCGACGCAGGCACCGGCACGCACACCTCGACCTGGCTGTTGCCGCGCTACACCAACGGCGCCGGCGTGCAGGCGATCATCTTCAACAGCAACGCCACCGCGCTCGGTGCTGCGACGCCGAACCTGTCGCTTGGGTACACCAACAGCGCGCAGGCCGGCTCGCGCGCCACGCCGACCGTGCTGCCCGTCGGCAAGACCGCGGCTTCCAATTCGCACATCATCTACACCGGCGCCACCGGCGCGGGGAAGTACAACTACACCGTCCCCATGCAGGCCGGCGACAGCGGCATAGCGCAGCTCGACACCGTCCAGAACGCGACGAGCTACGTGTCGGGCGAGTACACCGTCGCGCTGATCCGCGAGCTGGCACAGTTCCCGCTCTCGACGCTGGGCCTGGCTGCCGAACAGAACTTCATGTTCGGCCTCCCGTCCATGCCGCGGGTGTATGACGGCGCGGCGCTGTACTGGCTCTGGGGGTCCGGCGTGGCCACGCCCGCGAATTCGGGCTTCTCTGGCTACCTGAACTTCGTGTTCAACTGACCGGCAGCGCAGCCCTGTGATCCTGGCCAACTACGCCCAGCAGAACCGCAACTGTGTGCGGGAGTGGGGCTCGGCCTTTTCCAATCCGCTCGGCCAGTTCCGCCCGCCGCTGTTCCTGTCGTTCTACGTGCCAGACACCGCGCTGACGGGGCTGGACCTGTCAGCGTTCCCGAACGGCTACAACAGCGAGGCGGCGTGGCAACTGCCGTTGCGCACTGGCGGTCTGAGCGCGCGAACGTCGGGTGCTGGCAACTTTACCGCCGTTGGCGCCCTGGTGCGCCTGGCGGTGGCCGCTCTCTCCGGTTCCGGAGACATCACCGAGGCGGACGCGCAGAAGCTCGTTGCACTTGTGGCGGCCCTGACAGGCAGCGGCACCATCAGCAGCGCTTCCGTGCAGGCCTTCCTGCAGGCGGTGGCGGCGCTCACTGGCTCCGGCACTGTCAGCGCTGCCCCGCTCGCCGGGCTCGGCGCGCTGCTCGCTGCTCTCAGCGGCACCGGCACCACGGCGTCGACGGCAACCGGTAAGGGCGCACTCGCCGCCGACCTGGTCGTCACCGGTACGGGCCTGACGACCGCGAACGTCGGCGAAGCTGTCTGGGCCGCGCTCGCTGCTGCCAACAACGGCGCCGGCACGATGGGCGAGAAACTGAACGACGCGGGCAGCGCCTCGAATCCGTGGACGGAGGTCATCGAGGCCGGCTACACCGCTGCCGAGATCCTGCGCATCCTCGCCGCGCACGCTGCCGGCGCCGCCACCGGGCTGGAGGGATCGAACCCGCAGTTCACCGGGCTCGACGGCAGCACCGTCCGCATCGACGGCACCTACTCGTCGGGCACCCGCACGATCGACGCGCTCGACGGGAGCTAACCCGTGGCATTCCAGGGCCGCTGGCCTGGTGACTGGCCCGGTGACTGGCACGGGGCAGACGGTGCCGCACCAACGCAGGCCGGCGTCGTCGGCCTTCTTGCATTCTGGGCCGGCGGCGCCGTGGCAGGCGTTGCCCCCGATGCGCCCGGCGTCCGCAGCATGCTCGCGCCGTGGATGGGCGGCGCGTCGGTGCCGACCGGTGCCACAGAACAATCGTCCGTGCGCAGCATGGTGGCCTTCTGGATGGGCGGCGCATCAGCGGCACCGGCGGCAGTCGAGACGCCAGCGCCACCGGCGTCAGGGTCATCCACCGCTGCGGGCGGCGGCAGACGGCGCCGAAAGCGCTACGACGAAGACGAGGACGAGGCGATCCTGCTGATGCGGCTGATCTGACCCGGTGCCAGCTTTGCCTAGATGTGGCACAGGGTGTGCACATAGATTGCCGTCCAGCATGATGACCGGCACCCGTTCTGTGCACCTGGATTCGCAGCCTGCGCGGCTCGATGCCGTCCTGCTGGGCGCTCCGATCGAGCTGAAGCCCGCAGCCGCCGGCGGCCTGCCGGCGAAGTTCAACGGCAAGGCCTACTCCGGCGGCTTCGTGCCCGACTACGGGATCGTGATCGACATGGCGTCGACCACTTACAAGCAGAAGATGCCGCTGCTCGACTCGCATGCGCGCAGCGAAATCATCGGCGTGATCGACCAGGCTGCCACGCAAGACGGCGCGATGGTCGTCGGCGGGCAGATCTTCAGCGACATGGCCGGCAGCTCCGCGGAGCGCATTGCCAAGCTCGCGCAGCGCGGCGTGCCCTACGAGATGTCGGTCGGCCTGTACGCCTTTACGCGCGAGTTCATCCCGCAGGGCAAACAGGCCACCGTCAACGGGCAGGTCTTCAACGGCCCGGTCAACGTCCTGCGAAACGGGCAGGTCCGCGAGGTCTCAATCGTCACCCTCGGAGCCGATCCGCGCACCGAGTCCACCTTCTTCGACCTCCCCACAGGAGAGCCAACGATGTCCACCGTCGAGCAGCTGACCGCGCAGGTCGCCGACCTCACCGCGCAAGTCGCCCAGCACCAGGCCGCCCTCGCGGCCGCGCGCGCCGAGGGCGCCGCCACCGAGCGCGCCCGCATCCAGGCCGTCGAGGCCGCGTCGCTTCCCGGGCACGAGGCGCTGATCGCGTCGCTGAAGTTCGACGGCAAGACCGACGGCGGTGCCGCTGCGCTGGCTGTGATGGCTGCCGAGCGCACGCTGCGCGGCATCCAGGCCACCGCGCTGGCCGCCGACGCACCGAAGCCCGCCGCGCCCGCCGCGACGCCAGCGGTCGACGCTCCGAAGTCCGACCCGATGGCCGACACGAGCAAGAGCCTCGAGGAGCGCTGCAAGACCAAATGGGACAACGACCTGGCGGTCCGCGCCGAGTTCGTGAGCGCAGCCGACTTCACGGCCTACATGCGCGCCGAGGCCGCGGGGAACCTCCGCATTCTCGGCAAGCAGTGAGCAACACCAGCACCCGGAGCACGTCATGACGACTCTCGCCGCCAACAAGCCCCGCGCCTTTGAGCTGGGCCGCAGCAACACCCTGCCGGTCATCGCATCGGACATCATCTACGAGGGCGCCGCGGTCGGCATGGTGGTCAGCACCGGCCACTGCCAGCCGCTCGCCGCCGGTAACCTTTTCGTCGGTTTCGCCGAGCGCAAGGCCGACAACAGCGCCGGCGCGGCAGCAGCGATCAACGTCGACCTGATCATGGCCGGCCAAGTGCAGCTGTCGGTCACCGGCGCGGTGATCACCGACATCGGGCAACCGGTCTACGCGACCGACGACGACACTTTCACCTTCTCGCCGGTGAGCTCGGTCTTCATCGGCTACGTGAAGCGCTACGTCAGCTCCGGCGTCGTGGTGGTCGAGTTCGATGCCGCGATGTGGCGCGATCCGCATGGAGACTTCACCGTGCGCGAGACCATCAGCGTCGACAAGACGCTCGACGCCGAGGACAGCGGGAAGCTGTTCTGGGTCGACACCGACGCCAAGGTGATCACCCTGCCTGCCATCGCCACCGGCCTAGACGGCTTCAAGGTCGTCAACGGCGGCAGCTTCGGCGCGGTCGCGGTGACGATCAGCCCGCAGGCCGTGGACATGATCCTCGGCCCGGACATCACCGGCGCCGACAACAAGGACCTGATCAACACGAAGGCCACCGCCAAGCGTGGCGACTTCGTGGTGCTCGGCGGCAACGACGCCGACGGCTACGCGACGCAGGCCCTGCGCGGCACCTGGGCGCGCGAGGCCTGATCCAGACCCCTGACGCCTTCACCCTCCGAGGACCAACACCATGGACCAGTCGATCCTGAGCAGCCGCGCCGTTCTCGGCATGTACTACGCGCGGCTCGAGAACCCGATGAACGCCGGCTGGATTGCCGGCGTCTCCAACCTGTTCGGCAGCGACCAGGCCTCGGAGCAATACCCGTTCCTCGGCCAGATGCCGCGCATGCGCGAATGGCTGGGTGGCCGCCAGGCGAAGGGCCTGCGCAGCAACTCGCTGACCATCGCGAACAAGCACTACGAAGCCACGGTCGAGATCGCTCTGCGCGACCTGCGCCGCGACAAGACGGCGCAGCTTCAGGCGCGGATGGCCGAGTTCGCCGACGAGGGCGATGCCCACTGGGGCACGCTGCTGTCGGCGCTCATCCTCGCGGGCACTTCGACGGCCTGCTACGACGGGCAGTACTTCTTCGACACCGACCACACCGAGGGCGACTCGGGGACGCAAGACAACGACATCCAGGTCGACATCAGCGCCGTGCCGGGTGCTGGCACCGACAACACGCCGAGCTTCCCGAACGCCGCGCAGATGCAGGCGGCCATCGTCAAGGGCGTGGCGCAGATCCTGAGCTTCAAGGACGACCGTGGTCGTCCGATGAACAGCAACGCGAAGCGGTTCCTCGTCACGGTGCCGGTCGGCCTGTACATGCCCGCCATCGCGTCGCTGTCGGCGATCAACCTCGCCGCGCTGCAGCAGAACATCAACCCTGTGCAGGCTGCGGGCCTGTCCATCGACGTCCAGATGATGCCCGAGCTCACCTGGACGGATTCGTTCGCCGTCTGGCGCACCGACAGCCCCATCAAGGGCCTGATCCGCCAGAACGAGACCAACCCGATGGTGAAGATGAAGGACGAGCGCAGCGAGTTCGCCTTCGACAACGACGCCATCCAGATCGGCATCGACGCGTGGCGCGGCGCCGACTACGGTCTGTGGCAACGCGCCTGCTACGTGACGATGATCTGATCGGGCGGCCATGCTCTACGACGCGCTGACCCGCGTGCGAGTCCTCCCGGGCTCGCGCGTGAAACTCACCGAGGAGCAGGCATTCAACGCCCGACACCTGGTGGCGCTGCCGGCTGGCGACGGGTTCCGCAACGTGCTGCACCCGTTCGACTTCAAGCCCGGCGCGCGCTTCGAGTTCGACGGCGACCTGCCGAAGAATCTCGCTGCACCGGTCGTCGAGCAGTCGCAGCAGTCCGAGCAGGTGCCCGCTGTCAAGCGCGTGCGCAAGCCCGCGCAGGAGGCCTGACCATGCCGATGGTCGAGGACCTGTCGCTGTTCTTCGATGCCGCCGAGTTCGGCACCGAGGTCCAGATCGGCAGCGCCGACGTTCTCGGCCTGCTCGAGCGCGGCTATCACGAGGTGGCCGGCATCGCGACAACCGACCCGACCTTCACGTGCGCGGCGGCCGACGCCGACAGCGTCGTCGAGGGCACGACGCAGCTCGTCGACGGGTCCGACACCTACACCATCCGCTCGGTGCAGCCCGACGGCACAGGCCTGGCCGTGCTGCTGCTGCAAGCCGCATGAGCCACGCGCGCCGCACCATCCGCGAGGCCGTGGTAACGGCCCTGGCCGGCGCCGGCATCGTCGCCGCCGGTCGCGTGCACGACCACCCCTACAACCCGCGGACGGCCTTCCCGGCGCTGGTCATCGAGGACGTCGGCGCCAACTTCAGCGACGGCAACGTCACCGAGGCGCAGTCGATCATGGCGCTGGGCACGCAGGTCGACATCGAGCGCCGCTACCGCTTCGCCGTCATCGTCGAGGTGCAGCAGTCCACCCAGGCAGCGCGCGAGCGCGACGACCTCTGCGCCGAAGTCGAGACCGCGATGGACGCAGCCTTCAACGCGGGCGACATCCCCGGCGTCAAGCACGTGCACCCGATCGCCTACCAGGCGTCCGACAGCAACGAGGGCGAGAAGCCCATCCGCCGCGGCCTGCAGGTCTTCGAGGCTCTCTACATCACGCCGCTCGGCGCACCTTCCACCTTCCTCTAAGGAGCGACAGCCATGTCCTACCTCGCACTCGTCGGCTCGGCCTTCGCCATCACCACGGGCCTGGCCAGCGCCAAGGCGGTGAGCAACATCACGAACGCCGAGCCGCCGGTCTTCACGGCCACCGCGCACGGCTACAGCAACGCCGACGAGGTGCTGCTCGTCGTCGACTGGGAAGACTTCAACTACTCGATCGTGCGCGTCTCCTCGGTGGCGACGAACACCTTCGAAGTGGCCGGCTACGACGCGACCAACACGACGTTCTATCCGCAGGGCAGCGACAGCGGCAACGCGTACAAGATCAGCGGCTGGCAGTCGCTGGGCCAGATCCTCGGCATCACGCCGCAGGGCGGCGACGCGCGCTACGAGGAGCTCGCTCCGTTCGACAAGCGCAACGGCGTGCGGATCGCGACCGGCTTCAACCCGTCAAGCTTCGAGATGGAGCTCGGCTTCGACGACAGCCGCACCGATCAGTCGCTGCTGCTGGCCGCGTCGCGCGGGCAGGAGAAGCTCGGTTTCCGCTTCACGCTGGCCGGCCCGACCTACGCCTACGCCTACGGGACGGTCTCCTGCTCGGCGCTGCCGATCTTCGACCGCATCCTGCGCCGCCGCGTCAGCGTGTCGATGGAAGGCATGTTCACCTCGTTCACGAGCTGATCGATGGTCTACAAGCTGATCGTCTCCGACGAGGTCGCGTTCGATGTCCGCTGGACGCTGAACGACAAGGGGGTCGAGCGCGAGTTCGGCTTCAAGGCCGAGGCGGTGCGGGTGAAGGAACCGGGCGCCGAGAGCGGCAGCGTCGGCGACTACCTCAGCAAGGCGGCGCGCGTGCGCATGGTCGACTGGATCGGCGACCCGCCGGTCGTGGACGACGAAGGCCGCGCGCCGGCGCCCGGTGCATCCACGCTGCAGGCGCTCTACGACCTGATCGACCGGCTACCCGGCATCGTGCTCGCGCGCTACCTCGAGGCGATCGGACCCAAGGCCAAGCTGGGAAACTGACCCGGCTGGCCGAGCTGCTGGCAGCCGGCGCGTTCGTCAACGGAGAGAAGACCGATGCGCAGCGCAGCCGACAGCCGCCGGAAGACCCGCCCGATCCTCGCGACCCGCGAGCGGTCAACCGCGCCGCAGGCCTCGCGCGCCTCGCCGCCGTTGTTCCGCCGCCCGAGGCCGTCGAGGAGTTCCGCCTCTGGTCCGAGCACGTCGCCGCGTTCCGGCTCTTCGAGTCGGTGCAGACGCAGCTTCGATGGAGCGACAACCGGCCGACCGGCCTCGACTGGGTGGGCGTGCGTGCGCATCCGGTCTGCTGGGCGCTGCCTGAAGACCAGCGCGAGCGCGTGCTCTGCGACGTGGCTGTCATCGAGCACCCCTGGCTGGCCGAACGTAACCGCCGCATCTCGGAAGCCCTGAACCAGGCCCGGCAGCGATGACCTCCGACATCCGCATCAAGATCGGCCTAGACGGCGTGCCGCAGGTGCAGGCCGGCGCGGCGCAGGCTGCGCGGAGTCTGTCGCGCGTCGGCGATGCGGCCGACATCACCTCGCGCCAGGCGCGGCTGCTCACGCGCAACTTCGGCGACGCGGTGCGCGCGCTGGGGGGTGGCGACGGCGCGCTCGGTGCTGTGGCGAACCGTGTCGGGCAGCTGGGCCTCGCGTTCGGGGGCTTCGAGGGCATCGCGGCGCGCATCACGCCGGTGACCACTGCCGTCGGCGGCCTGACCGCCGGCGTCGCGGCGCTCGCTGTCGCCTACAAGCAAGGCGCAGCAGAGTCCGACGCCTACGCTAAGGCGCTCATCCTGTCGGGCAACGCGGCCGGCACGACGATCGGCCAGCTGCAGGTGCTCGCGAAGGCGCAGGCGGATGTCGCCGGCACGCAGGGCAAAGCCGCGGAGGTGCTGACGCAGCTCGCCGCGAGCGGCGTGGTCGCCACCACCGAGATGGCCAAGGCCACAGCCGCCGCGGTCGCACTTGAGCGCGCGCAGGGCGGCGCCGCGGACGCCACGGCGAAGAAGTTCATCGAACTCGGGCAGGCTCCGCTGAAGGCCATCGTCAAGCTCAACGAGGCCGAGAACTTCCTCACCCTGTCGGTCTATAAGGCGGTGAAGGCCCTCGACGAGCAGGGCAGGACTGCCGAGGCGGCCGCGCTTGCACAGACCGCCTACGCCGATGCCGTCTCGGGTCGCGCGGCGCAACTCGAGCCGCGACTTGGCACGCTGCAGAAGCTCTGGCGCGGCGTCGGCGACGCGGCGAAGGGCGCCTGGGACGCTATGCTGAACATCGGCCGTGAAGACACGGTCGAGAGCCGTCTCGAGGCGGTCAGCGCCGAGCTCAACCGGCGCCGGCGCGCGATCGGGCCGAACCTGTCCTCGCGGTCGAACGACCTGCTCAACGAGCAGTCGATCCTTCAAAGCGATGCCCGCACGCTGCGCCTCGGCGCGCAGGTGCAGCGGCAGAGCGCGGTCGAGGTCAAGGCCGCAATCGCCGCCGACCAGGCGCCGAAGGTCAAGGCCACCGCCGACGCCTACGCCGACCTCGTGCGCGAGCTTGGCAAGCTGCGCCAGACCCAGGAGGAGGAGCTCGCCAGCGGCGGGAAGGTCAGCGCCGCGCGCGCGCTGCAGATTCGCCTGATCGACCAGCTGGCCGACAAGGCCGAGAAGCTCACTTTCGAGCAGCGCAAGGCGCTGGTCGCCGAGATCGCGCTACGCGTGGCCGCGCAGGAGGCGATCGACCTGCAGGCCGCCGAGCTTAAGTCGGCGCAGGAGATCGCCGCGGCGCGCATCGACGCCCGCAAGAAAGAGCAGCAGGCGATCGACGAGTACCTGCAGAAGCAGCGCGAAGCCACCGAGCAGAGCCTCAAGAGCGTGCGCGACCGCGCGCAAAGCCTCGAGGACGAGGAACAGGCCGCCGCGCTCGCGGCGCGGTCGAACATCAGCCTCGCGGAGGCCATCGAGCAAGTCGCCATCGCGCGGCTGCAGGAGCGCCGTGGGCGGCTGAACGACAGCGCCGAGGGCCAGGCTGCAGCCGCCGACATCGACCGCGAGATCGCTGCCCGGCAGCGCCTGGCGGCGGCCATCGCCGGCAAGTCGCAGCGCGAGAGCGCCGAGAAGTCGGCGCAGGAGCTGCAGCAGGCCTACGTGCGCGCCTACGACGAGATCAGCAGCGGCCTGACCGACGCGATCATCCAGGGCGGCAAGAGTGCGGCCGACTACATCAAGGGCCTGTTCCGCACGCTGATCCTGCGCCCGCTGCTCGAGCCCTTCGTGCGGCCGGTGGCGGGCGTGCTGGCCGGCTCCACCGGGGCGGCGAGTGCGTTCGCCGGCACGGGTGCAGGTGGCGGCAGTTCCGTCCTCGACCTGTTCAGCGCCGGCAAGACTCTTTTCGAGGGTTTCTCGAGCGGCTTCACCACCGCCGGCGCCAGCGCGGCGAACCTGTATGCGCGAGTCGCCGAGTCGCAGCTCGGCTCGCGCTTCGGCCTGTCGTCGCTCACCGAGGACGCGGCCGGGAACATCTTCCTGCAGCAGACCGGCGGCAGCCAGGCCGCGGGCTCGGCCTTCGGCACGGTGGCCAGCACGGCGGCCGGCGCCGCGGTCGGCGTCTACGGCGGCCGAGCCATCAGCGGCGGGTACAGCGCGATCGGCGACAGCGGGAACACCGCCGTGAACGTGGGCACGGCCATCGGCGCCATCTACGGCCCGGTCGGTGCGGCCATCGGCGGGGCCATCGGCGGCATCGTGAATCGGGCCTTCGGCCGCAAGGCCCCCGAGGTCACCGGACGCTCGATCGAAGGAAGCATCACCGGCACCAACTTCAGCGGGTCGACGGTCACCGACATCATCGAAAAGGGCGGGCTCTTCCGCTCCGACAAGCGCTACAGCGAAACGCAGGCCATCACCGGCGACCTCGACAAGGCGCTCGACGAGGGTGCGCAGCAACTCAGCGCGCTGGCGGCCAAGTACGGCGCCGCGCTGGGCCTGCCGGCCGAGCGGCTGGCCAACGTCACCGCCGACATCAAGGTCGCGGTCACCGACAGCGCCGAGGACAACGCGAAGGCCATCACCGCCGCGCTGCAGCAGTATGCCGACGCGCTGCTCGGCAGCTTCGCCGACGACGTCGAGCCCTTCCGCAAGTCGGGCGAGACCGTCGCGCAGACCATCGAGCGCGTGGGCGGTGCGCTGCTCACCATCAATGACAGCCTCGAGCTACTCGGCGCGCAGGCGCTGGCCACGAGCCTGGACGGCGGGAAGGCTGCGCTCGCGCTGGCTGACCTGTTCGGCGGCGCGGACACCTTCGCGCAGGCGGCCGGCAGCTTCTACAGCAAGTTCTACAGCGAGAGCGAGCGGGCCGACCGCGCCACGCAGCAACTTACCGAGACGCTCTCCGAGTTCGGCCTCGCCGTGCCGGCCACGCGCGAGGCCTACCGCGAGCTCGTGCAGGCGCAGCTCGCGCTCGGCGAGCAGGGCTACCCCGCCGCGGCAGCGCTGCTCGGCCTGGCCGACACCTTCGACGCGCTGCGCACCGCTGCAGGAGACAGCGCGCAGGCGCTGGCCGAGGTCATCCAGCAGCGCAAGCAACTTGAGGGGCAGTTGCTCGAGCTGCAGGGCGACACCGCCGAGATCCGCGCGCGCGAGCGCTCGGCCCTGGACGAGTCGAACCGGGCGCTCTACGACCAGGTGAAGGCGCTCGAGGACCAGGCCGAGGCCACGAAGAAGGCCGCCGACGCCGCGGAGGAGGCTGCGAAGGCGGCCGAGGACCTGGCCAACCGGCAGCGCGCCATCGCCGGCGGCGTCGACAGCGTCATCGGCGACTTCCTGAAGGGCGGCGACCTCGCGAACTACAAGGCCACGCGGATTCAGGAGATCCTCGCGCAGGGCGGCATCGAGTCCACGGTGCCCGGCATCCTCGGCAGCACGCGCGCGGACATCCTCAAGCTCTGGGAGGCGGTGGGCGTCGACGGGCGCGAGGCCATCCTCAGCGCATACGGCGCGTGGAAGGACCTGCAGGACATCCTCTACGGCACGCAGAAGGCGGTCGACGCGTATCGGAAGGGCTCGCTCGGCGACCAGATCGAACAGGCCCGGCTGCAGACCCTGAGCCCGGCCGAGCGTATCGCACGGCTGCGCGGCACCGAGGCGCGGCTCTTCGGCCAGATCGCCACCGCCGACGACCCGGTCGCGGTGGCCGAGCAGCTGACCGGCGTCATCACCGCCAGGCTGAACGAGGAGGCAAAGCTGCAGCAGGAGCTCGGCGACACCACGATCGACAGCCTGCGCGAGCAACTCGACGCCGCGAAGAGCCTGCGCGACGTGGTGGCCGGGATTCCTCAGTTCACGGCCTCGCTCAAGTTCAGCGACCTGTCGCCGCTGTCTGCGCGGCAGCAAGTCGAGGAGGCGCGTAAGCTCTTCGAGTCCACCGTCGTTCGCGCCCAGGGCGGCGACAAGACCGCGATCGCCAACCTCACCGGCAACGCGCAGGCCTACATCTCCGAGGCGAATGCGGCATTCGGCAGCGACGCGCGCGCCGCGTCTGTGTTCGACACCGTCACGCGAACCCTCGACCAGTTCGCCGCGACGGTGGGCCCGGCGCTCGACCCGAAGATCGCGAACCTCGAGGCGCAACTCACGGCGGCCGAGACCACCGCGGCCAACTCCACCGAGATGCTCGACGCGCTGCTGTCGATCGACGCCGCGCTCGGCGGTCGCGCTTCGTCCGGCGGCGGCACCCCGGCGGCCGGCACCGACATCACCGCGGAGGTCGGCGGCGGCGCTGGTGGCAGCACCACCGGCGGCACCTCCGTCACCGACCAGATCGTCGCCGGCGGCATCGCGGCCTCGACCGCGCAACTGACCGCGATGGCCACACAACTGGCCGCCGTGGCAACCAACACCGTGCCCATCGCTGCCGGCGTCGCCGTCGCGCAGGAGGGCTACACCCAGCTGATCGCCAGGCTGCGCGCCATCGAGGCCCAGCAGGCGCAGATCGTCAGTCAACTGAACTACGCCACCTCGTGAGGACCCCATGACCATCGGCCGCATTTACTCGATCACCTTCAGCGCCGTGGGCGTCGCTGCCGCGCAGGACCTCTTCGAGATCGCGCCGGCCGACGACAAGCCGGTCGAGATCCTCGGCATCGAGCTCGGCCAGACCTCCGACAGCGGCGACGCCGCCGACGAACAGCTGCAGCTCACGTTTGTGCGTGGGCACGCCACCTCGGGAAGCGGCGGGACCAGCGCCACGCCGCGCCCGCTGCGGCCCAACGACGGCGCCGCCGGCATGACCGCCGAGGTGAACAACACCACCATCGCGAGCAGCGGCACCGGCGTCGTGCTGTTCGCGACGGCGTGGAACGTGCGCGCGGGCTACATCCGCCCCTTCGCCGAACACGAGCGCATGGTCTGCAGCCAGGCCGAGGGAACGATCGTCGCCCGCAGCACGGCGCCCGCCGACTCGCTGACGATGAGCGGCACGCTCTGGGTGCGCGAGCTGGTTTGATCCGATGACGCTGCACGTCATCCGTCGCTGGTCGGCCACGCGTCTGCCGCCTTCGCGGCGGTCGTTCGTGCCGCGCCCGCGCGCGAGATGGCTGCCGGCGTACTCCACTGCCGAGATCGAACCGCGCAGCACGCACGACTGGATATTCGTGCACAAGCTCGAAGTGCGCGACGAGGCCGGAGACCCGCTCACCGAGTGGGTGGCCGACGACGTGAAGGTCACTGGCACCAGCGATGTGCCGGCCGAGACGCTGTTTCGGCCGCTGCTGCGCGACCCGGGCGATTACCGCATGCAGGCCTTCGGGGGCTCGCGCGTGCCTGGCGTCGTCACCACGCGCGGCTCGGCCCGGTACAACAACAGCGGCGGCCGCTTCGACTCGTGGCGCCGCTACGCCACCGACGGCGGGCGGATCACCTGCTACTGGGGCCCGCGCGAGGGCGCCTTTCCGAGCGAGTTCCGCCGGGTGTTCATCGGCTACGTGGTCGGCTATCCCGAGGTCGACGCAAACGACATGGCGCTGCAGTTTGGCGGTCGCGAGCAGCGGCTCGAGAACCGGCTCGCGCGCCTCTTCAACGGCGACCTCGGCACCGAGAACGGCGTCGACCTGGAGACCGACGGCATCCCCGGCAACGCGTACCGGCCGATCGTCATGGGCGACGACCCGCCGTACTTCAAGCCGGTGCTGACGAACGCCACCGACAACGTCCTGCTCGCGCAAGACAACCCGGTCAACCCGGCCGTCAATAGCGGCGTGCCGAAGCTCTACGACGGCGGCGGCGCGATCACCTACAGCGGCGGCATCGGCACCACTCAGGCCGGCGGCACCTTCCGCATGCTGCAGCGCGCGAACGGCGCCGTGATCCTGCAGCCGGTCACGCAGACGCGCGTCGAGCTGCGCGTCAAGTCCAGCGGTCTGTACAGCCCGCCCGGTGTCACCGC